GCTGACACAATTACGCTTACTGGAGCAACGACTCAAAAGTATGTTGCTCAAGCATTTGTATTAAATGGCACCTACACGACAAGCGTATACTTAAAAGCTGGTACGCATCAGTTTGTACAGCTTATGCTGGGTACTGACCCTACGCCATTTGCTAATTTTGATTTAGTAAACGGAACTGCAAGTGCAACTGGCAGTACCGCAAGCATTGTATCGGCAGGCGGTGGTTGGTATAGATGTTCAATGTCGTTTACATCAGTGCTTGGCACAACAGTATTTATTACTGCCGCAGATTCTTTGGCAACCCCTCGCTTTCAGCCAACCGCTTCAACGGGTACATATATTGCGTTCGGATACCAATTAGAAACGGGTGACATAGCAACCGACTACATCGCCACCACCACCGCAGCGGTATCAGTTGGCCCCGTTAGCGGTTTACCCCGTTTGGATTATTTGGGTAGCACTTGCCCTCGCTTGTTGCTGGAGCCACAGCGGACTAACCTTGCCCTATACTCGGAGCAGCTAAACAACGCAGAGTACACCGCAGATAACGCATCCTTTACGGCTAATGCTGCGGCAAGTCCCGATGGGTACACTAACGCTGACCTATTAACTGAAAACAGTTCAGCGGCTACTCACGGGTTTTATGCACCCGTTGTAGGACGAGGCACAACTGGCGCAAACCTTACAACGTCAATTTTCGCCAAATCAAACGGACGTAGGTACATAAACATTAGTGGTGGTTTTGATAGCTCAAATTACTACAACGCAGTTTTTGACTTGCAAAATGGAGTAGTAAGCACGACTGGTAATTCTGGCGCTGGTACAAGCCCAGTAGCCTCTATCGTTTCTTATGGAAATGGATGGTATCGCTGCATCGTTACTGGAAGCGTTACGGGGTTACCCAACCGACTTTCGTTTATATACTTGTCAAATTCTACTACTGGTAACGGTGTGGGCGGTGCAACGTACACGGGCAACGGAACAAGCGGAGCGTACTTTTACGGATTCCAAATAGAGGAAGCATCATACGCCACCTCGTACATCCCCACATTAGGAGCGAGCGTTACAAGGGTTGCGGATGCTGCTTCAAAGACGGGCATTACCTCTTTGATTGGGCAGACGGAGGGGACTTTGTTTTTGGAAATATCTACTTTAGCAAATGATGGTGTCGCTAAAGCAATTAGTTTAAGCGACAACAGTAATGCAAACATTATTGAGTTTGCTTATTTTGGAAATAATCAATATAATTTCATAGTTAGAAGGGCAGGTGGCGCGACCTACAATTTTGCCGCAACTTTAACTAATGTTACTGCAATGACAAAATTTGCATTCTCTTACAAACAAAATGACTTTGCTTTGTATATTAACGGGTCGCAAATTAACGTATTTACTTCGGGCAATGTCCCAATTAGCTTGGATACTTTTAAGACTGCGCTTGGCGATAGTTCTCTACCATTCGATGGGAAGGTAAGCCAAGTCCTACTATTCAAGACCCGTTTAACTAACGCCCAACTGGCTGAACTAACCGCCTAATTCAACATACGATGAAATTCCTAAAATACGAGTTTACTCCAGCCCAATGGGCTACGGCTAAAGCAAAGATTGAGTTAACGGGTACAGACCCCGAAGGCGAAACCTACACCTATTGGAACTCCGAGCTGGTTACGGCAGTAGTTGAATTAGGCTACATCTGCCTTGAATACGGCAAGGATGCCGAAGGGATGCCCGTGTGCATCAAGTCATCACCAAAGTACGCAGTTGACATCCTATGGGCAAACGAGCCAATGGTTACGTCTTTTGCTTCTTACGTGGTATGGCCAGAGCCTTGTGGTATTCACATCTTCGCAGGCTGGGAATCAGCATACGAAACAGAGTACTGCGTTGCTAACCCCGATGCACCATACTGCAAGCCTCCAGTACCACCCGTATTTGAGTAACGATGACAAAGGAGTCAGCCGATAGCGTTGTAACGTCTTGGTCTTTAACGGGAGCAGGACTTCTCGTAAGCTACGCCCATCAAATGTTGGGTTTAGCCGTACTTGTAACCTCACTTGCGTACACTCTTTGGAAGTGGCGAAGGGACTACAAGAAGGACAAAGGTGCTAATTGAGCGAATCTTCAAGAACCCTAAGACCACCATCTTGGGGCTTCTTATTATAGCACTATGCTTCGTACTCGTTTGGGGAGGCCGTGCAACTTTAACGGAGGTCTCGACTTTTATGGTCGGGGCTTTCGCACTTATGTTTTTCAAAGACGGTAAAGAAGATGGCAAAGCAACAGGCGGTAAGCCAAAGGATCAGTAAGAGCAAGAAGCGAGGCAAGCACTCTAAGAGTGCAAGCAGCAACAAGGCGAGTAAGAACTACTCCAAGCCCTACAAGTCGCAGGGTAGGTAGTTTTGAAGTTTCCCTTTAGGCCAACCTAAGCACTATGCAAAAAGCGAATAATGCTAAGTCAAATGAGCATAAATCACGCAAAGTGTAAAGTCAAATGAGCATAATGTGTAAAACCCACAACTTTTGATATTGAAAATGTGACCAAGAACTTTACCCTCCAAGAACTGACTGCTACAAAAACAGGGCTTCCTAACGCTTTACCCAAGCACTTGGAACCCAACCTCCGTGCGCTTGCAGAAAACGTCTTACAACCCACGAGAGATGCATTAGGGGCGCTCAAAGTAACGAGTGCCTACCGCAGCCCTGCGGTCAACTCCAAAGTAGGGGGCGCCAAGACCTCGCAGCACGTGCAGGCTCAAGCGGCTGACCTCAAGTGCGAAGCAGGCAACGATGTGTTGTTCCATTGGATTAAGGATAATTTAGATTTTGATCAGCTCATTTGGGAATTTGGCTCTGATACTGCGCCAGCTTGGGTTCACGTTAGTTATTCTAATACCAAGAATCGCAAACAAATCCTAAAAGCAGTAAAGCACAATGGCAAAACCAAGTACCTCACCTTTTGATAACTGGCTCAATGAACTCGAAACTAAACCCCAACCGACTTGCAATGTGGACAATCCTGCTGACTGCGACTCTTGCGGCTCTTAGCAGTTGCGCTTCTGTGAAACCAGTCCTCGAGAGTGTGATTGTAAGGGACACGGTCATTGTCACCAAGACAAAGTACCTAACCGACACTCTGGAACTCTACAAGGACACGACAATCTACCAAGACAAGGTAAGGCTTCAGCTCCAGTACATCGACCGAAAGGTGTACGTTGAGGCTACGTGCTTGCCAGATACCATCCGTGTAACGCAGACCAAGATCCTCACGAAGGAAAAGAAGCAGAGGGGATGGACTTTGGAAGGCGCAGCGGTTACGCTTGGACTCATCCTTGTCGCTGCGTACTTCATCAAGAAGTGGATAGACAAGCTCGTAGAGTAGGTTTATTTGGCTTCTGCTGCACTTAAATACTAAAATGGTATAAGTGTATGCCTTTAGGTATTTGGATGCGTTAAAACGCAACTTCTTTCTTTTTCTTTATTAAGTTTCTTTTTCTTTAAGTTGTTTGGTAAAGTTAAGAGTTGACTAACTATCAACTTAAGTTAACTTGTAAGTTGATTAATTAGTTAAGTTAAGTAAGTTAACTATTCAACTTGTAAAAAAAAAGGAATAAATTTGACATACGCAAGTACTTATGTTAATTTGTAATGATTCTAAATAATGAATGACCATATCTACATTTATTGGGATGACGTACCTTTGGCTAATGACACCAAAGTACTACATCGGCAAGACGTTGAAGATAGAGGCGAAGGATGTGGTGATGGACTTCCAACCAGATAATTACAATCTGGGAACTGCCCTCACCTACCTAATGCGTGCAGGCAAGAAACCGCACAACCCTATCTGCGATGACATCCGCAAGGCCATCGCTCACCTACAATTTGAACTTGAACGCCAAGATGAGCAGCCAACAATTAGCGCAACAAGCGAAGGAAGCCAAACAACAACAGCAAAATATGCAGTACTATACTAACCCTGCCAAACGCAGGAAGATAGACTTCATCCTTGAGGAATGTGCTACGCTGATGGCCAACTGCGATTCGGATTACCAATCTCGCCAACAGGCGAAATACAAAGAGCAAGAGCTACTCGGTGAGATTGCCAAGATAGACCTGCACTTCGCCATACAATGCGGCTATCTGATTCCCGACAACTGATCTACAAGGTCGTAGTAGGCAAGGTTCCAAGCCTTAACGCCTTCTACGCTTCCAAGCATTGGACAGTCCGAGCCAAAGCCAAAGAGAAGCATTGCGGTGAAGTCTTGTTACAACTGCAACAGTTGGACAAATACGAGCTTGCCCACGTTGAAATCAAATGCAGAGTCCATTACCGCTACGACTTGGACAACAGCGTGATGGCAATTAAGTTTGCCCTTGATGCGTTCAAGCAATGGGGAGGGGTAAAGGATGACTCACCCAAATACGTTGACAGAATCAAGATGACCTACGACCCCTCGCTTCCAAAAGACACCGCAGAAATTACATTCACGGGTTGGGTGGTAACAGAATAAGTTGTATATTTGCATAACTTAAAACCAATCAGTTATGACTTTATCTTTTTCTTCAGACGTTTACACCGAAATGGTGCAAGTGCAACAAGCACAAATCCAAGCACTTCAAAATAAGATACAAGAGCTTCAAGCTCGTATTGATGTATTGGAGCAGCAATCAATTCTATTTATCTAAAACCAATCTATACTATGTCAAAAATTATTTCAATCACCCCAACAGGCCAATGGCAAGACCTCTTTAAGTTAGAGGTTCGCTTCGACAACGGAGACTTCGGTACTGCCTTTGCTAAATCACAAACCCCACCCTATGCCGTAGGCGAAGACGTGGAGTACACCAAGAATGAAAAGGGTACGATCAAGATCCAACGCGCCAATGCTTTTGGCGGTGGTGGGTACACCCAGTCCGCACCATCTAGTCCTTCATTCGCTGCTAAGACAGATGACCGTTCCGCTTCTATCATTCGCCAAGTGGCGTTGAAGGCTGCGGTAGAGTACGCCTGTGCTGCCCAGCACGATGTGAACACCATCCTCGCCAACGCAGAGACCTTCAATGCTTGGATGACTGGTGCAAGTTCAGCTCCTGCATCACACACCGAGCATTTCGCAAATCGCAACGACCCTTTCTGATTGGTTTTTAATTAGGTCGTTGTGTGAAGCCCCTCTACGGAGGGGTTTTTTTATGTCAATTATTTTCCTATATTTGTCAAACCAATTAGAAACAATGATACATCCCGACTTACTGAGCAACGAATCTTCGCTGCCATACCTCCAACGCGCCCTCAAGGGCAAATACTACGACACTGGCAAGCTTGGTGTTTTTGAAGTAGACCAATATCTCCGCCTAAAGGATGGCGAGTTTGTGGTTGTGGTAGGCCACGCCAACGTGGGCAAGACCCACACGCTGCTTTATCTGATGCTGCTTCAGTCGTATAACTTTGGCAAGAAGTGGCTGATATATTCGGCAGAGAACGAAGTGCCAAGTCTAAAGCGCAAGCTGATTGAGTTCCTCGTTTGTAAACCCATTCAAGGGATTGATGAGGGTATGATGTACCGCAAGCTGGACTTCATAAACGAGTACTTCCAATTTATAGACGGCAATCGGCTTTTTACCGCCTTTGAATTACTTGAGGTGATGAGCAGCATCAAGAACGAGTGGAATTATACAGGCGCATTGATAGACCCTTACAACTCCCTATCAACAGACCAAAAGAAATTAGGCAAGACAGGGATGCACGAATACCATTATGAGGTAGCCTCTGCCCTTCGGGTATTCGCACACCAGAACAACGTCACGACAATCGTAAACGCTCACCCAGTAACCGAAGCGATGCGTAAGGTGTTCTACAAAGGCCACCCATACGAGGGTATGGCGATGCCTCCAAACACTTCAGACATCGAAGGTGGTGGTAAGTGGGGCAACCGTAGCGACTGTGTAATCGTGATTCACCGCTTTGCTGCTCACGAAACCGATTGGATATATACTCACATCCACGTTCGTAAGGTCAAGGAGATGGAGTCGGGTGGGCGAGTAACGCCCCTTGAAACACCGCTTGTCTTACAGAGCGTGTTGGGTAATGTCGGTTTTGTGATAAATGGCCGTAACTTGCTGCCAATTAAAATGGATGAAACACCTGCGACTGATGTACCCTTCTGACGACTCACACGACCTTTACATTCGGGAGAAGCAGTTGATGCTTGCAGGTACCGCGATGTGGTTGGCGCAGCAAGCAGCAGACAAGGCAAAAGGCAGAGAGGTACAAGATGACATCCTGCACCACGTTATGAGCTGCCATTACGCAGACCTACTATTGCAGCAGTTCATTGACTACCGCCAGTTCACGGAAGGCAAGATGAACGAGATGTACTTGGCAAACGCCAAGCTGCGGATTGATAGCGAGCAAATGATATACGAGATACAACGCCTGCAAGGGATTATTGAGGACTCGCTATGAAGCAAATACTCTCCCCCTTTCAGAAGTACGAATGTTTCTCGGTTGACGGACACGACTACCTCGTGACCGATGTAACGATAATCCAAGACAAGGATGACAATTTAGTGGAATGGGCGAGTGAGATGAAGTTCAAAAGACTTTCAGACCACAAGCACTACACTATGCCAATTACCAAGATATTAACCAATCACAAAGAGGGCAGGGCTAAACACTGCAAATGCAAATGAGACCATTCGAATTACGCCAATTAAAAGTATCTAAAGAGCAATACTTCGCCCGTCTTGGGTTTCAAGACAATGGAAGCCGAGCGCATAAAGAAAGCACCGCAAGAGCAGCATTCGTTTCAGCATTCCGAAACCACGCCACATTACACGAGTTAGGTGAGGCCATTGACAAAGACCATTCGAGCGTAGCCTATGCCGTAAGAATGCATAAAGATCGCCTTATTTACGGGGACTATCAGCACTACTACAAGGTCGCTTGCTGCGTTCTTGAAGAAAACCCGATGGCCTGCATTGATAAGCCCGACTTTCAATCTTTAGAATTGGAACTAAATAAACTCAATGAAGTCGTTGCGGAGTTATCTAAATACAAGGAATTGTATCTAACTCTTAAACGCACATTTGATGAATTTTAACGTAGGACTTTACCCAATTTATGGGCTTATCGTAGGGGCTAACTGGTCAAAGACCGACTACCTTGAAGAAGATATTGTGATGCACACGGTGCAATTTGCTCTGTTTGTTGTAATTGTAGAAATCACTTGGGACTCCTCGCAGTATTAGCAAAACGCCAGACCGATTGGATTCGGATGTGCAAGAGCTTTGGAGCGAGTGATGACCTTGCCCAAGAGCTTGTGCAGGAGATGTACGTCAGATTGTACAAATACGTTGATGATGCCGAGAAGATTATGTACAACGAGACGGAGGTAAACACCTTCTTTGTGTACGTTACGCTCCGCAATATGTACGCCACCTTGATGCGCCAACGGGCGCGTTTTGAATTTGTAGATGTGGACATCCTTGAGGAGTTTATCTACGAGGAGGCCAACGAAGATGCAGAGGTGCAACTAATCCAACTGTACGACAGGGTGTGGTCAACCCAAACTGACTGGCATTGGTACGACAAAAAGATATTTGCCTTGTACCACAACACCGATATGAGCATCCGTACTTTAGCGGATGAAACCAAGATTTCAGCACGATCAATTTTCAACACACTAAAAAATGCAAGAGAGCGAATCCAAGAAGACTGCCAAGACACCTACGAAGCGTACAAAGAAGCCAAGCGGCTTGGGTGATACCATTGAGCAAATCACAACTGCCACAGGCATCAAGGCTGCGGTGGATTGGTTTAGCGAAGCAACAGGAGTTGACTGCGGTTGTGATGCGCGTAAGGAGAAGCTGAACAAGCTATTTCGTTACAGGAAGCCAGAGTGCTTGACCAAAGAAGAATACGAGTTTGTTGGCAAGATGCGAGGCAGGAACACCGTGACTGCGTTTGAGCAAACGGAAGTGAATAAAATCTACAACCGAGTCTTTAAGGATTCCGTTCAGCCTACAAGCTGCGGCTCTTGCCTTCGTGGTAGATTGCAGGAGCTTGAGACACTATACAACGCTTATGTCAGTTAGTAACGAGCGAAGGGTGTACTCCAATCAAGTTGGTGACATTACTGCCAAGAGGTTTGTAGAGGCTTGCGAGGCCATAGGCTACTCCTGTGAGAAGTCTGACCGCAACACCGACATCTACGATCACATTGACTACTTCGTTACACGGCTAAACGGAACGACATCCGTAGACGTAAAAGGAGGTAACCATCCCAACACTATCTGGGTAGAGTTTAAAAATGTAAAAGGAGATAACGGATGGATGTACGGCAAAGCCGAATACATTGCATTTGATATGCCAGAGCTTGGAGGTTTTGTGATGGTAAGAACGCAGGAACTTGCACGACTATGTGAGGAGATTGTAGAGCCTGTGTTTGTGACAAAGCAAGATGCTACAAGAAAATACTACCAAAGAGAAGGCAGAGAGGATGTGATAAGCAGACTTGAGTTGCCAGACATTCAAAGATTAGTTTCATTCAAAGTTTTAACCTATGCCAATCCCTCAACCCAAAAGTGGTGAAAAGCAATCCGAATACATCCAACGCTGCTTGGAGGCCATCGGAAGCGAGTACCCAGACAAAGAGCAAGCGGTAGCAGTTTGCTACACGCAATTCAGAGAGGGCAAGTAGTCCTCTTTTTTTTGTTGCATTGTTGGTAATTAAATAATTTGTTATATATTTGACAAACATTTAATACCAATCAGAATGAAACTACTACTTAAAAACACGGCTTACTTCTGCGCTCTTGCGTTGACGTTTTGGGCATACCTATGGACTCTTGAACTTCTTGGGATATGATATTCACATACAACGACCTAAAGTTTTGGCTCGAAGATGCTGACCTTTTGCCACAGTCTTATTGGGATGCCCTTGAGGACTACGACCCCGACAATAAGAACTCCGATGAGATCCTTGCAAAGTTTCTTGGCTACGTTCACGTCGCTGACTTCTACAACTACGAGATGGACATCACCTACGTTGAGGAGTCGTATAACGAGGATGGCTACACCAATACCGTAGCATACCCCACCACATCCATTTATGGAGAAGCCCCAAAGCTTGCCGATGACATCTACGCCAAGTGGTTGAATTGGGCAACAACCGTAGCATCAGAAGAATAATTAAAACCAATCAAATGAAATATCAAACTATATCCCAACTACTCCGAGACCTTAAGTCGGTGGACATATCTGAATCAATCCTCAAAGACATTGAAAACATTGAGAAGATTACCTTGCGTATGGCTTACCACGATGCGTTAATTCGCGTGCCTTTTGAAGAATGGTACGAATCAACATTTAAGAAATGAAGATTAACCACCTTGATTTGTTTAGTGGGATAGGTGGATTCCATTTAGGCTTTGAGAGAGCAGGATATGAAATAACATCCTACTTCTCGGAGATAGACAAACACGCAGTCGCAGTTTACAAACATCAATTCCCAACCTCAACCTATGTCGGATCAGTTACAGATGTTCGAGGAGCAGACCTCCCCAACATCAACCTCATCACTTTTGGAAGTCCTTGCCAAGATTTCTCATTGGCAGGAAAACGAAAGGGGATGGAAGGACAAAGAAGTTCTCTTGTCCTCGAAGCAATCCGTCTTATTAGCGAATGCCGACCAAGTGTATTTGTGTGGGAAAATGTTAAAGGGACATTCTCCTCAAATGATGGCGCAGACTTTTGGGCGATTATCCAAGCCTTTACCAACATTGGGGGTTATAGACTTGAATGGCAACTGCTTAATACAAGTTGGTTTCTACCCCAAAATAGAGAGCGCATATACCTTGTCGGATATTCTACAACCACAAGTGGGCGAGGAGTATTTCCTATCGGAGAAGAGACTGGAAAGTTTAGTCAGATTAAACAAACCGCAAGCCTCACAGGAGGCCAGCTCGGAAGAGTTTTAGACCCTCAAGGCATTGGTTATGCGCTATCGGCTTGTGACTATAAATGCCCAATGAAGGTTGAGATAAAACAAATCGGAACTAAACTTGATTCTAATGGTGGCACTCAACCCTATCAGCAAGACCGAGTGTACGATGCTGATGGTATTGTGCCTGCTCTTAATCAAGGAAAGAGTGATTTGATTGTTGCTATGCGCGGAAGATATAATGAAGACGGAAGTACAAGTCAACGACTTGAATTAAATACTTCTGGTAAATCAAATACACTTACCGCAGTCCAAAAGGATAATATGCTTATTCAAGTAAAATCAGCCACAAGTTCGGGTTACGAAGAAGCAACAATCGGTGATACCATTAATCTTGCTCAACCCAATAGCGAAACTCGCAGGGGTCGTGTGGGCAAACAAAAAGCCCAAACACTTGAAACGAGTTGCAATCAAGCCGTAGTTCATCCTAATTATTCAAGCAAAGCTCTAAACGAAACGATAGAGAACAGTGACTTGGTAGAAGGTGAACCACAAGCACTTGACTTGTACAATCGTGTAGCGAGAAACGAGTCACCAACATTAACTGAACCGCACCACAATTCACTACGAATGTTTGATGGCTATCGCATACGTAGGCTTACCCCTATTGAGTGCGAGAGACTGCAAGGCTTCCCCGATCAACATACGGCTTATGGCAATTATGATGGAGAAGTCAAACCTATGAGCAACTCCCAACGCTACAAGCAATGCGGTAACGCAGTAACAGTTGACGTAGTTGCAGCAGTCGCTAAAAAATGCATACCTTTATTTAATTAACAAAACCAATCTTATGAAAATTATAGAACTTTTAGACGGCAGCACTTGGGATATGGAGACAATCCTTGAGAAGATGCACGATGACCAATTTTACTACGGAGTACTGGGCAAGAACGCCCTATCCTCATCTGCTTGCAAGCTGCTGCTGACATCACCAAAGACGTACCATTACGTTACGAAGTACGGCAGCGAGGAGTCTGATGCGTTTGCAGTAGGCAGGCTCGTTCACCTTATGGCTCTTGAGCCGCACCGAGTAGCGGACTACGAGGTGATAGAAGTACAGAGCAAGAACGCAAAGGCGTGGCAGGATGCGAAGGGCAAGCGCAACCTTTGTACCCGTAAGGAGTACAACGAGGCACAACGAATATCTGATGCGCTCCTGCGTAACGAGAACGTGCTAGGGCTGCTAACTGGCTGCGAGTTTGAAGTACCAAAGATTGGTATGATTGGCGGACTGCCCTTTAGGGCGAAGGCTGATATCTATGCTGAAGGGTTTTTGGCTGATTTGAAAACAACAACCGACCTTCGAGCATTCCCCTACTCTGCCAAAAAGTACGGCTACGATGTGCAGGCGTTCATCTACACCCGACTATTCGGAGTGCCGATTGATAAGTTTTTCTTTATCGCTATTGACAAAGCAAGCCTTGACATAGGAATCTACTCGGTGAGTCCAGAGTTTGTGGCAGAGGGAGAACGCAAGACCCTTGAGGCTATTGAAATGTACAAGCAGTTTTTCATCTTGGGTGAGGACTTGGATTCGTACACAGTTGTTGGCACGTTATGACCGACATCACCAAATGCACAGGCGAAGGATGCCCACTCAAAGAAACCTGCTATCGCTTTACTGCTGAGACGGGAATGTACCAATCGTTCTTCTTTGGCGTACCTATCAAGAACGGGCAATGTGAATACCATTGGAAAACCAACCTTTAACATAAAATCAATCGTTGCATTTTTTGCAACACCTCAAACACCAACGAGAAATGCAAGACCAATTTATGAGGATAGCGATGGCAAGGCTCCGTAGCACCTACCCCTTCAAGCCCCAACGCAGAGCAGTAGCTGCTCGTATGTGGGTAAAGTATTTAGACCGCAAAGCGATGGCGCAATGGTTCAAAGACCAAGAGGCGAATGTATGATTAGACCCTTTGTACTTGCGTTCCACAAGCAGAACTCGGGTGTATCGCACCACAGGACATTTGCACCCTTGATATGCCACAAGGATGTAGATGTTTTTTTCATTGAAAAGATTACTGACATTGATCCAGAGATATGGCCGAAGGTTACTCACATCTTTGCCTCAAGAGTATTTCCTGTCGAGCCATTTGATGACTTTGTAAAGCTCTGCCGTAAGGAGGGTATCAAGCTAATCGTTGACAATGATGACTGGTGGGTGCTACCCCCTACGCATCCTTTGCTTGGGATTTACTCGGAGCAGATGAGAGAGCGCATCGTGCGATCTATGAAAGCTGCTGATGAGGTATGGGTGACAAACAAGCATCTTGCCTCAAAGGTCAAGAAGTATAATACCAACATCCGAATCATCCCCAATGCCATCAGCGTACCAACGTGGCAGGTAGAGAGAGAGCCAAGCGATGAAGTGCGCTTCGGGTATATAGGAGGCAACCACCACGCACTAGACGTAAGGGAGTCCACAATCAATCTTGAAGGGTATCAAAGCTATGTCGCAGAGGTGGATGGATACCCAGACATTATGAAGGCAAGCCATAGGCTGCCTACGATGCCACCAACACACTACCACAAGCTCTACAATTACTTTGACGTGAGCCTTGTGCCTTTAACAACATCCGAGTTTGCCAAGTGCAAGTCGCACCTAAAGATGTTGGAGGCTGGATTTAGTAAGTGCGCTATGATAGTGAGCAACACACAACCCTATTCACCTTATATCACAAAGGATAATTGCATTGCCATTAAGCACCCAAGCGAATGGGCAGGAGCAATCAAGAGGCTAAGTGAAAACCCCAACCAAGTGGCTGACCTAACGGAATCGTTATACGAGTATGTGCAGGACTTCACGATGGATAAGATAAACGAACTGCGATGCTTTATATAGTTACCCCCTGCTCCCGCCCCGAGAACCTACGGAGGGTAAAGAGAAACATCCCTGCGTATGCAACGTGGGTGGTGATGATGGATGCTGCTACCAATTACAAGGGAGCAACAAGCGCATCAATCACACATTACTCCACACGCACGGGGGATATGGGCAACCCCTTACGCAATGAGTTCCTTGAGTTGTACGCTGACTCCTTTACTCCAGAGGACTGGGTCTACTTCCTAGATGATGACAATACCCTGCACCCAAAGTTCCTCACGGAATGGAACAACTTAAACTCCCTTGACTGCTCCATCGTAACGTGGGGTCAAGAGGGAAGGCTCCGCCCTACCGACCAACCAAGAGTCGGCAACATAGACACCGCCTGCTATATGTTCAAACCCCACGACCTGCCCAACCTACGCTTTGAAATGACGTATGAGGCAGACGGTACCTTTGCAAGTGAAGCCGCAAGGCTCGGCACACTTATCTGCGTGGAGCAGTACCTTTGTTATTACAACGCATTACGATGAAAGCTTCAAAAGACATAGAAGGGTGGTTCAACCACCAAGCAGCATACGACTACCTCCTTGCCAATATGCCAGAAGACGGCACGTTCGTAGAGTTGGGTGCGTGGCTCGGTAAGTCATCAGCCTACCTATGCGACAAAGCAACACACCAAAACATCACAATCATTGATTCTTGGAAGGGTTCACCAAACGAACTAACCACCACCCACAAGCTCGCAACGGAGGTAGACATCTACGACCTGTTCGTTGATAATATGGGTGAGCGCAAGTACAATGTAATCAAAGGAGAATCCAAAGTAGCTGCAAAAATGTTTCTCGACGAATCGTTAGACGTGGTGTTTATAGACCTAACCCATACCTATGAGGCGGTAAAGGAGGATATCAAGCTATGGCTACCTAAAGTCAAGAAGGGAGGCTTCATCGCAGGAGATGACTACCACGAGAATTGGAAGGGAGTAATCCAAGCCGTTGATGAGCTGCTGCCACACGCTACGTTCATTGATGACTGTTGGATTTACCAAAGGTGAAGAACCACACAAAGGTCTACCTCAAAGGGATGGGCTATGCAACCAGTGACTGGATAGGCTGCGAAGTCTGTGGAGGTACTGCCGTAGACATCCACCACATAGAATCTCGTGGGATGGGTGGAAGCAAAATTGCTGATACCATAGAAAACCTAATGGCTCTATGCCGAAATTGCCACGTTGCATACGGCGATATCAAGCAATGGAAGGAGCGACTTCAAGCAACACACAATCACCACCTCGCAAAAAGGGTTATTTAGATAGAACCGAAAATAACGGAACTAAACGGATATGAAAGACGACAAAGGAAGATTCATCGCAGGCAACACAGGAAGGCCAAGCGGAACACCAAACAAGACCACCAATAAAATACGAGAGGCATTCCAAACCCTCATAGAAGCCAACCTTGAGAATATGACCCTATGGCTCACGCAGGTAGCAGCAGACGATCCAAAGGGCGCACTTGACCTGTTGAACAAGATGGCGGAGTACACGACTCCCAAACTCGCAAGGGTGGAGAACTCACACGAAGTATCGGATGAGCTAACCAAAATTAAAGTAGAGATTGTCCGAGCTAAACATCAAGAGTAGCGAACTCTTTGAAAAGAACTACTCTGCCCAAACTCGGATAGTAGTCAATCAAGGCGGTAGCCGAAGCGGTAAGACCTACTCGCTTTTGCAGATGCTCATCGTTATGGCGATGGAGGATCGTGGCAAGGTGTACTCGATAGTACGCAAGTCTCTGCCGTCTCTGAAGATGACGGCCTATCGTGACTTCTTTGAAATCCTAAATGCGAACAATCTGTACGATGAAGCACGGCATAACAAGAGCGATTACACCTACGAGCTGAATGGCAACCTCTTTGAGTTCATCAGCCTTGACCAACCGCAGAAGAAACGGGGAGCAAGACGTGACTACCTATTCTGCAACGAAGCCAACGAACTCACTTGGGAGGATTTCTTCCAGCTCTTGATTCGTACCACAGGCAAGATATGGGTTGACTACAACCCCTCTGATGCGTTCCATTGGATTTACGATAAGTTGCTGACTCGTGATGACGTTACCTACATCCAATCCACATACCTTGATAACCCGTTCTTGGATGCCTCAATCGTGGAGGAGATAGAGAGGTTGCAACATACGGACAATGACTATTGGAGAATCTACGGATTAGGAGAACGTGGGATGAGCAGAGCCACCATCTTCCAATACGGGCAGGCAGAGATACCATCTGATGCCACGCTCCTATGTCACGGGATGGACTTTGGCTACACCAACGACCCTACGGCACTTGTGGCGGTGTATAAGTCGGGGGACAATCTTTATGTAGATGAACTTATCTACCGCACGGGTATGACCAACCCTGATATCAGCAACGTGCTTGCCTCACTTGGGCTTGACCGAAGGGCAGAGATATATGCTGACTCTGCTGAACCCAAATCTATCGAGGAGCTGCATCGTATGGGATGGAACGTGAAACCCACGCAGAAGGGCGCAGATAGCGTCATAGTGGGCATTGACGTGCTGAAGCGACACAAGCTATTCGTAACCCCACGAAGCAGCAACCTAATCAAGGAACTGCAAAACTACAAGTGGGTAGAAGACAAAAATGGAAACCTGCTTAATCGCCCCATCGATGCCTTCAATCACGCAATCGATGCGCTCAGATATGCGACCTACAACAAGCTAAGTAGACCTAACTTTGGCAGGTATGCCATACGCTAAAAATAAAAGGTTATTTTAATACAATGAAACTCTTTGTACCCAACCAGATGAACGAGATAAAACTCGTTGACTACCAAAAGTTCATCCGTCTTGAGGGTGATGATGAGTTCCTTGCTCGCAAGTCATTGGAAATCTTCTGCGGTCTGAAGATGGATGTCATCCTCCAGATGAAAGCCTCAAGCCTTACGAAGGTGAATAGCATACTGATGAAAGCCTTTAACGAACGCCCTGCCCTAAAGCAGCGTTTCTTTATCGGCAAGCAGGAGTTTGGGTTCATCCCATCCCTTGAGGAGATTACAGTCGGCGAGCTGAATGATGTCGACCAATACATTTCTGACTGGCCTCAGATGCACAAGGCGATGGCGGTTCTATACCGCCCTGTCGTTTCTACGTTTGGTCAGCGTTATGACATCGAAAAGTATGAGGGTTCTGCCAAGTACGCCAACAAAATGCTGGAGATGCCTCTTGACATTACCATAGGTGCGATGCTTTTTTTTTGGACTTTAGGAAGCGATTTGTCGATGGCTTCCCTGAAATCTTTAGCGATGGAGAATCAGATGAATTTAGCCCCGCTGCACAATTTTCTAAAAGATGGAATTGGCTTCCCATCTTCTATCAGCTCTCTGGCGGAGACCCTTTGAAGTTTGACCAAGTATCCGAAATGTCAGCATCCTTTGCATTCACCTACCTCACCTTTGACAAAGACCGACTAGAAACAGAAAGCAAGATTCTGCAAAAACAACTAAAACGATGAGACAATTCTACGACATCACCACCAAGCTGAAAGATACCCTTGACGCTCATAGCCAAGTAAACGTAGTGACGTTTGGCGATGTGTTTGATGTGGACTTAAACAAGCAGACCATCTTTCCTTTAGCTCACATTATGATTAACCAAGCCTCCTTCGAGGGGCAGGTAGTTCGGATGAGCGTCAGCCTTATCTGTATGGATGTAATTGATGAGACCAAAGAAAACCCTCGCACCCAAGCAGAGCCGTTCTACGGAACGAGCAACGTACAAGACATCCTAAACACGCAGCTTGCGGTAATCAACGACGTGGTGCAGGAACTCCGCAGGGGACAGTTGTACTCGGAACTTTATCAGCTAGATGGCAACCCAACGTGCCTACCTTTTACCGAGAGGTTCGAGAACCTGCTTGCTGGGTGGACTGCCACGTTTGACGTGCTGCTTGCTAACACAGAAATCAGCGTCTGCTAAATGCAAGTCCGTCAAGATTTGGTAAAGGCAAGCCTTGAAAAGTTTGCGAAAGGCGTTGTCCAACAGGCGAAGTCAAATCTAACGCGCAACAAAAAGAACGTAACTGGCACCCTTTACAACTCATTGCAGTATGAGATAGAGGCAAACCCCAACTCCCTTGCGCTTCATTGGAAGATGGATAAGCTTGCGCCGTACTGGAAGTTCCAAGACTATGGTGTGCAGGGTAAGTCTTCAAATTCAAAGGCACCCAATAGCCCTTTTAAGTTCGGGAAAAGTAGCGGCAGTATGCAGGGCGGCTTGTCTCGGGCCATAGAGAAATGGGTTGCAGCTAGAAAGTTTCAGTTTAGGGACAAGAAAGGTAGGTTCTTGAGTTACGACGCAACTGCATTTCTTGTAAGCCGCAGCATCTACAACAAGGGTATAAAGACCACGAGCTTCTTTACCCGCCCATTTCAGTTAAAGTTTGAACAGTTACCAGAGGAGCTTGCGTTGGCATACGCTCTAGAGTTATCGGACTTCTTACGCTTCACATTGCAAAACCAAAAAGAATGAGTACACCAGTATCAGCACTACCTGCCAGCTTAGCGCAAGCTCGTAGCCCTTTATTTGTAACGATAAAAAACAATACGCTACTAGATGATGCGCTCTACTCTGTGGATTTAGCTATTTCTACCTATACAGGGGCGCAAACGCCCACAACAGGCGAAACGATATACAACCTATCAAAGTCCTACTCTATAAATCAAGTGATAAACTTTGAGGTTTCTGATTTGGTGCGGGAGCGTTTCTTGCACCCATTTGGCAAAACATTTATCACCGCACCAAGCACATCAGAAACGGGCGAGGGGTTGTGGGTACGCCGCGCAGCCAACTATGAGTACAGTGACAATGGCGCCGCCCCCCAAAGCGGCTCAACAGGAATTTCTTACTTCTTTGTTTTAGATGGATATAAGTCATTGGGTCAGCAGCAGAATACTGGAGTAACGCAGCCCAACCTATTCACAAATCGCCCAATGCAGGTGCTTGCGGGAAACTACCAATCGCTGCCAGTATCATACAACACCACAAGTGGAGTCAATGGTTTCAGTATTGAAATCAATGGATCAGAATACTGGTTCTCTTTGAAGGATGAGCTGGGCTATGCGAACACTACGCTTGTCTCTACGCAGCGTGTTATATACATTCCCTCTGGAGTTGCTAACATAGCAGCATTTTTAGGAATCACACCAACAGACAACTACACCATCAACCTGCTTGTCAATAGCGAAGCAATCGCCTATAATGACAGGGTGAAGACTGATGGAGGGGTAGTAGAGGGACTTAACTGCCTACGCGAAGCCCTTGAGGCATTAGGTGAGGTAGATGACAAGACCGCAGTAGACTTTGAAGTTATCTGCGAGCCGAAGTATGACCCATACCTTGTGCAGTTCGTGAACAAGTTTGGGATGAGCGACTACATTACGTTCTTTAAGAAGTCCACCGAGCAGGGTAACTTCACGCAAGACCAATACCAAAAGAGCATCTATGCGGATGGCTTTACCGATGTGAACTATAACAACGGCAAATATCAATCTTTCAATATCAACTCACGCAATACCATAACGCTAAACACAGGCTTTGTAGATGAGTCATATGGCGAGATAGTAGAGGAGATTCTTATGAGCGAGAAAGTGGCAGTCTACCAAGACGGCCAATGGGTAGCGATCGCTCCCAATCGTGGAAGCGTGGATTACCTAAAGTCGGTAAATGACAAGACCATTAACTACACGATGGCTTTCACCTACGCCTTTGACCAGCGGATGCTTGTACGATGAACAAGGTTGATATTTACGTTAACGATGTGCGCTTGGATATATTCCAAGATGAGGAGATCAGCATCAACCTATCTGTGCAGAACGTACAGGACATCTCAAAGGTGTTTACGGACTTCACGCAAGCCTTTACGGTTCCCGCTAGTGCAACGAACAACGGAGTCTTTAGTTACTACTACCGAAACGATGTGGTAGGTGGTTTTGATGGCAGGCTAAGAGCATCAGCAAGAATCGAGATAAACTCCCTGCCATTCCGCACGGGGGTCGTAGAGCTAGAGAACGTGCAGTTGAAAGGCACGGAAGCGTATGCTTACTCGCTAACTTTCTATGGGGATGTGGTAACGCTTACCGACTTATTTGGCGAGGACTATTTATATGACGTTGACTTCAGTATGCTCGACCACCCCTATACTGATACCCAAATCTATGATATGCTCACTACTAACGGCTATGAGCCTTTGTTTTACCCTTTAATGAGTCCTGTTAAGAATTGGTACTATCAAAGCGCTGCTGGTGCAGGCGCTAACAACGAAAACAATATAGCAATCAATAATGATGGTGGCGGGCAAGGTAATCGCGGAATCCGTTACTTTGAGCTAAAGCCTGCCCTAAAGGTTTATGCTGTTTTAGAACTCATCGCAATAAATTACGGGATTACATTCACAGGTGATTTTCTAGGCTCCGTGCCATTTCAAGACCTGTCGTTATGGCTGCACCGATTTGAAGGGTATCTATTTGCAGGGGGCAATGATATTGAATGGCAGTTAATAAATATGAACAGAAATACAGGTAGCGGTTCGCAGTTTAATCTAACAACCGATACTTGGAATGTTGCAGATAGCGATGGGTATTACCTCAATATCACAATGAACAATGTGAATGAAAATTATGAGCTTGGCGCATCTACTAATGGAGTTTTTTATAGTGTTGCTAAAGTAAATGCACACGCATCATCATCAGTTACAACTGTATTAAATGTGTTTGTAAACACGGGTGACCAAGTGCAACTATACATACGTCCACAATCCCCAACTGCATTTAACTATCAATGTACTAATTATGAAGCCTTAGAAATAGAATTTAGCGTTGAGGCATTTGAAGTAGACCAAACAACGGCCGTAACCTATTCCTTTCAAGTGGTGGTGCAAGACCTTATGCCCGAAATAAAGGTCAAAGACTTCTTGGCAGGGATTCTGAAAATGTACAATATGGTAATCGTGCCGACTACATCTACGAGCTTCTTGCTTCAGCCTTTGAATGATTGGTACGCAGCAGGAAGCGACAAAGACTACCAAGAGTATTTAGACATCACCGAGTATGTGGTGAACCGCCCACCCCTATACAGGGAGATTGAATTTAAGTATCAGCCGACAGAGCAGATACTCGGTTTCCAATACCAACAGACAAACAATGTAGGATTTGGGGATTTGAACACAAACTTTGACTTTGACGGCGAGGAGTTGCTTATTGAAGTGCCGTTTGAATGTCCGCTATATGAGAGGCTAACTGACCTGCATACAGATACCCTTACCAACGTACTCGTTTACAAAAGCATCACAAGTGAGGCCAACGAGGATGGTACATTCAATCCATACTTGGGTGCGCCGATTTTGTTCTACGGATATTTTGATGACTACGACTTAAGTGCAAACCCAATAGGATTTGTAAATGCAGACAATAGTCACTCGCAAGTTGACACTGCTTGGTATTCTAATACCTCAAACCGATATGCTAGCGCAGGAGCCTCGCATTCTATTTGCTTTGGCGCGGATATAGACCCGTTCCACCTGCAATCGGTAAACCGAAGCCTTTACAACACCGAGTGGGCAAACTACATTACCGACCTTTATTCTTCGCAGCGCAGGGTTTACAACGTGGAAGCGGTGTTGCCCATCGGCAAGATCATATCGTTGAACCTTCAGAATGCAATCATTTGGAACGGCACGAAGTACATCATAAACAACGTCAGCCTAAATATGACCACAGGCAAAGCATCATTTGAACTCCTCAACGTAGTATGACAAAAGGATATATTGGTTATTTAATAGACCTGCTTCAGTCGGAGGACTGGATAGGTGTGAGCGATAACGTAGAAATAGCAAAAGGCAAATACCACATACCAAGTAATTGGCAGGACACCAAAAAGATAATTAGAAGGAGATGGCTCAAGAAATAACGATTGACATCAACATTGTCACCAACGCTGCTCCTGCTGCTGCTAAAATCAGTAAAGAGCTTGATGGTGTAAAGCGTAAGGCTAAAGAGGTCAAGGATGATTTAGACGCAGCCTTTAATGATACGGGCAAGGAGGAGAGTAAAATCAAGAAGGGCGCAGCAGATGTTGAAACCCTAAAGAATGCGTTATCGCCAGTAAAGGGACTTGTAAACGACCTTACGGGCGGAATGTCGGATGCTTTCTTCCAAGCCTTCCAATCGGTAAAAGCAACAACGGGAGCAATAAAAGGTCTTGACCTTGCGTTCAAGACTGCTGCGTTTGGTATTGCTATTTTGGCAATCCAAGAGGCCATTAAGCTATATGACCAACTCGTTGTAAGCGAAGAAGAAGAAGCGGCAGCGTTAAAAGCAGCAAGCGATGCAAAGAAGGCCTACAACGATGCAACTCTTGCCGCTGCTGATGCCCTTGACAAAGAGCGCAAGGCTCGTTCGGGTGGCGCTAATGAACTACGGCGTGAGATAGCAGAGCTTGAAGCATCGGGTGCTACGGCAGATGAAATATACCAAAAGAAAAAGAAACTAATTGAACAAGAAGGATATGACCTTCAAGCAAGGTTGGCGGGTATAACAGGTGATGCAAAAACCGAAATGGATGTTCAGCAGGCTATTCTTGACAATGACTCTGCGCTCCGCGCGCTTGATGCAGCCGATAGAAAGCGAGTTAGGGACTCAAAGGCTGCAGACGCAATAAAGGCAAAGGCTGAAAGGGAGAAGGAACGTCAAGAGGAGTTTACTCGCCTCAATGAAATAAACCAACGCATTGAGAAGGATAGGCAGCTTATGGAGGATGCTACCGCAACCACCAATGCAGCAATTAGTAAGCAGGGCGATTTTAGCATTGAACAATTAGAGTTCTATCAAAACCAACTTGAAGAAATAGGTGATGAAGAAGCTTGGGCGCTTGAAGAACGTCGAATCAGAACTGACCGAGCAAATCGGGCCGACCTCGACGCGGCCGAGAGAGTCAATAAAGAGAAGTTAGCCAAAGAGAAGGCATATCGCCAACAACTTCAAGACCTCGCCACCGATTCAGCTCTTGGGACTATCTCTGCGTTAAAAGAACTAAACTCTATTTTTGATGCCGATAACGAAGAAGCAGCAAAAAAATCATTCAATAGAAACAAAGCTTTAAGTATTGTTGAAACGCTTATCACCACATTTACCGCAGCGCAAAAGGCTTACGCATCACAGTTGATTGTTGGTGACCCCACCTCCATAGTTAGGGCGCAAATTGCAGCAGGTGTAGCCGTAGCAGGTGGCCTTGCCCGTGTAGCGGCAATATCCGCAACAAAGTTTAATTCGGGTGCAGCAGCCCCAACTGCCCCATCTGCAAGTGGCGCAGCAGGCGGTGGGGGTGGCAGCGTTCCTGCACCTCAATTTAACATCGTAGGTCAGAGTGGTACTAACCAACTCGCACAGGGTATCGGAAGCCAGTTTAGTCAACCAGTCCGTGCTTACGTTGTGGGTGGTGACGTAACGACCTCACAACAACTACAACGCCAACGGGTACGCACCGCAACATTCGGATAATATGAAACTGATAGAACTTATTTTAGATGAAACGATGCTGCTCACAGGCATCGATGCAATTAGCCTAGTGGAGCATCCTGCTATCGAGGAGGACTTTATTGCTCTAAACTCCCAGAAGCGTGAGGTTTTTGCGATGCAAAACCAAGAGAAGCAGTTGCTGATGGGCGCAGCCCTTATCCCCGACAAGCCAATCTACCGCACCGATGGTGAGAACGAGTACTATGTGTACTTTTCCAAAGACACAATCCGCAAAGCGATGGAGTTGTTCTTCAAAAATGGCTACCAAAACAACGCTACCATCGAACACGACTACGATGTGAAGGGTACTACGATTGTAGAATCTTGGATTATCGAAGACGCAACGATGGATAAGAGCAGGGCTTATGGCCTTGACTTGCCCGTAGGCACTTGGATGGTGTCTATGAAGATAGAAAACGATGCCCTCTGGCAGCGCGTTAAGGGTGGTGAGTTTCGTGGATTCTCTATTGAGGGATACTTCGTTGACAAGATAAACCTATCCAAGCAGGAGCTAGAGATTATCGAGGAGCAAGAAGCAGCGTTGATGCTTTCGCAAATAATCGCTATCATAAAAAGGGATGGTCGTAAGAAGTCGGGAACACGCACCGAGCTGGAGGCATACTCTGACTACCCCGATTCGGTAAAGAACAACGCCAAGCGTGGCATTGAACTCAACGAAAAGAACGGCAACAAGTGCGCCACCGCCGTAGGCAAGGTGAGGGCGCAGCAGCTCGCACAGGGCAGGGCTTTGTCGGTAGAGACAATCACACGGATGTACTCATACTTATCAAGAGCCGAAGAATACTACGATGAGAATGACACGCAAGCCTGTGGCACCATCAGCTACTTGTTGTGGGGCGGATTGGCTGCAAAGCGTTGGGCTGAATCTAAACTGAAAGAACTCGGTAAATTATGACCACGACACTAAATTCATCCATCAAGGTTCAGACCGATGTCAGCACCGATGCTGAGCGTTTGACATACGCTATTGAAGAAGGCTCTATTGTGCAAACCGAAACGGGCTATTGGATTGTGCGTAGCGGTGCGTGGGTGAATCTAAACTCAAGCAATGCACAGGGACTTGGTTGGGTGCGTTGGGATGACGACCAATATACCTCAAGCAACAAGCTCACGTTCGCTGATGGCGTGGCTGCTTTGCTGCCGAACAACGGAGCAACAATCACATCATACCTAAACACGCCTTCTGATTTGTACAACCCTACCACAGGGCGTGTGTACGGCATCGCAGAGAACGACACCTACATCGCAACGGTGGTGTTCAAAGCAAGCGCAGCAAACGCTCAACAAACCTATGGAGAGTTGCGCCTTGAGGGCGGAAACGGAACTCCCTACGAGCGTTTGGCATCAACAATCGCATTCCCAAGAGGCAACGATGTAGAGCATCCGTTTCATAACGTATTCCAATACTACGTTGACGAGGACTTCGTGACCAACGGAAACTATTGGCAGCTCACGGCAGTCGGTGGTGCTATCCTCGTTTGGGACATTATCCTATTCATCCAAAGAACGCAATCACGATGATTCGCAGACAAAAACTACCTGTAGCCTCACCACGAGGCGGCAACAGAGGATGCCTCTGCCCAGATGACACATACTCACGCAAGTGCTGCGATGGATCGCTTCCTGCTCAAGGAATCGGCTCTTTGGTAGGGCAAGGTGATGTAGTCATCAATCCTTAAAAATGTTACAAATAACCAAAACCCTTTTAATTAGTTAGTATGAAAGCAAATTCCATTCTGAATAGAATCCTTGCCGAACTTGCATCCGTAAGGAACGTAAGCTTAGCAACAATGAACCTTGAGAACGGTGCCGTTCTTGAGGCTGAAGCCTTTGAAGCAGGCAATGAAGTATTTATCCTTAGCGGAGAAGACCGAGTTGCAGCTCCAGTTGGCGAACACCTTTTAGAGGATGGCCGCATTTTGGTCATCACCGAAGAAGGCGTAATCGCTGAAATTAAAGAAGCCCCTGCCGCTGCTGAAGTAGCAGTAGAGGTTGAAGTACCTACTGAACTTGCCGATATGGAAGTGGTAGAAGAAGCTCCTGCGGTCGTAGCAATCATCGAGAAAGTTCTTGAGGAGATTGCAATGATGCGTGAGGAGATGAAAGGAATGCGTGAGGAGATGGGCGGTTACGCCAAGAAGGAGGAGATGGCTGCGGTTAAAGCAGAACTATCTGCCGCACCTGCTGCGAAAGCCATCAAGCACAACCCCGAAACAAAGCAAGTCCAAAAGATGAGTTCAAACCGTCCCGAAAAGACTATTGACCGAGTCCTTGCACGAATGAATAAATAACAAATAAACAATGGCTACAACTACTTCAATCACTACTTCGTACGCTGGTCAATTTGCCAGCAAGTACATCTCTGCTGCTCTTTTGAGCGCAGACACGCTTGACAAAGGTCTTATCGAGATCCTTCCAAACGTAAACTACCGCACCACCCTTCAGAAGGTGAACACTAACGACATCGTAAAAGATGCCACTTGTGATTTTGATGCAACTTCTACCTTGACTTTGACCGACCGCATCCTTGAGGTTGAGCCATTCCAAGTAAACTTGCAACTTTGCAAGAAGGACTACTACGATTCTTGGATTGGTGGTCAAATGGGCTTCTCTGCTTACGATAGCATCCCCGCTTCTTTCGCCGACTTCCTTATCGCCCACGTTGCTTCAAAGACTGCCCAAAAGATTGAGCAGAACATTTGGAACGGTACTGCTGCAAGTGCAGGAGAATTTAGCGGATTCCTTTCATTGATGACTGCTGACTCAGACGTTATTGACGTAACTGCTACCACTGTAACTGCTGCAAACGTAATCGCAGAGCTTGGTAAAGTTGTAGACGCCATCCCTTCTGCCCTTTACGGCAAGGAGGACTTGACTATCTACGTTCCACAAAACGTAGCAAAGGCTTATGTCCGTGCGCTTGGTGGATTCGGAACTTCAGGTCTTGGAGCAAATGGTGTTGACAACAAAGGCACTACTTGGTACGGCAACGGAGACTTGTTCTTCGATGGTATCCGTGTTGCTATGGCCAACGGTCTTCCTTCTAACAAGATGGTAGCTGCTCAGACTTCAAACCTATTCTTCGGAACAGGTCTTCTGAACGAGCGTAACGAAGTTCGCGTTCTTGATATGGCTGACCTTGACGGATCAGACAACATCCGCGTTATCCTACGCTTCTTCGCAGGAGTTCAGTACGGTATCGGTTCTGACGTCGTTCTGTACTCTTAATCCGAGTTAACGTAAATAAACGGGGGGCTTGGGCTATGTCCTCGCCCCCTTTTTTAATTCTAATAAAACAAAGAAACAATGGCTTGTGATTTAACTAAAGGCAGGGCAGTACCCTGTAAAGACGTAGTAGGTGGCATTTATGCCGTGTACTTTGTAGACTTCGGTGACTTGGGTACTGTTACCCTCACCAACGATGAGATTACCAACATCAGTGGTACTTTCTCTGCTTACCAATATCTTGTAAAAGGCAATAGCTCTTTTGAGCAAACCTTTAACTCAAGCCGTGAGAATGGCACTACCTTCTTCACGCAAACTTTGAATTTGACGTTGACCAAACTCACAAAGGAGGACAACAAAGAATTGAAGCTGCTTGCTTATGGCCGCCCTTATGTGGTGGTACAAGACTACAACGGCAACGCCTTTATGATGGGTCTGAACTACGGAGCCGAAGTAACAGGTGGAACGATTGTAACTGGTGCTGCAATGGGTGACCTTTCTGGCTATACCTTGACAATGGAGGCACAGGAGCAACTTCCTGCCAACTTCATCGCAGGTGCTACCGTTGCCAATCCATTCGCAGGACTTGCAGGTGCTAACGACACGATTGTAGTGGGTTCAAACTCGTAATCTACCGCAAGGCAGAATAGTTGAAGGGGCGTAAGCCCCTTTTCTATTTTCAAACAAATCGGAATTAAAAGGTTATTTATTTAAGATGCATATCCTTCAAGTATCAGCTTCACCTCAAACCATTACGGTAATCCCTCGTGAGTTCGTTTACTCATCAGAGGATTTGGATTTATACTTCGAGCGTGTGTTGTTTGATGGTGGCACTTTAGAGGCCGCTGGATGCGTTCAGAGCGCAGTTAACGACCTTGATGGCGTTACACTATATTTGATTGATGAAAGCACCAACACAGAGCAAGAAATCAATCCTACAATAACAGAGGCCAATGGCTTTATGGATCTGACGGCAGTCTATACATTAGTCAACAACCGATTCTACGGCCTCAAATTAATATACGATGGTGACCTTATCTACCGAGATAGGGTATTCGTAACTTCGCAAACAGATTTCGATAAATTTACCGTGAACCAAAACGTCTACACGGAAGAAACAAGCTACAATAATGAGTACATCATCATCTAAAGTCCACGTTGTGAACTTCAGTTCCTACACCACACCTGTTGTAAAAGAGGTGCAGGGCAAAGACTACGTTGAATACGGAGATAACAACGACTACTTCGGCTATCTGATTGACAGGTACAACGGCTCACCTACCAATAATGCTATCCTCAATTCCTTGATGGATATGACCTTTGGTAAGGGCTTGGATGCAACGGACTCTGCCAAGAAGCCGAGCGAGTACGCAGCGATGCGTGGCCTGTTCACGAAAGCCTGCTTGCAGAAGGTCGTAGCCGATTACGTTATGATGGGGCAATGCTCTTTTCAAGTGGTGTACTCCCAAGACCACAATATGATTGTAGAGGTGCAGCACATCCCCGTAGAGACGCTCCGCGCCGCAAGGTGCAACGAAGACGGGGAGGTTGAGGCGTACTACTACGCAAAGGATTGGAATGCCGTAAGCAGTAGAAAAGAGACTGCGGTTCGAATCCCTGCATTTGGCACAAGCCGTGAGGGATTGGAGATACTTTACATCAAGCCATACCGAGCAGGATTCTACTATTACTCCCCAGTAGACTATCAAGGTGGCCTTCCTTACGCAGAACTTGAGGAGGAGATTGCCAACTACCACATCAACAACATTCAGAACGGTCTTGCACCTTCTATGCTTATCAACTTCAACAACGGCGTGCCGAGTGAAGAAGAACGCAGGAGCATAGAGCAGCAGATTGCAACGAAGTTTAGCGGTAGTTCAAACTCTGGCAAGTTTATCCTTGCGTTCAACGACAATAAAGACCTTGCTGCAACGGTTGATCCTGTTCAGCTATCGGATGCTGCGGATCAGTATCAGTTCTTGAGTACAGAAGCAACGCAGAAGATATTGGTTTCGCATCGTATCGTAAGCCCTATGCTTTTGGGTATTAAAGACAATACAGGATTCGGCAATAACGCAGATGAACTGAAGACCGCATCTACGCTTTTGGATAACCTTGTTATTCGCCCCAAGCAGGAGATTATCATTGACGGCATAGACCAAATCTTGGCCTACAACGACATCAGCCTAAACTTGTACTTCAAGACCCTTCAGCCTTTGGAGTTCACCGAAGACGTAGTTACGCCTATGGATTTAGAGACTCGTGAGGAGGAGACAGGCGTTAAGCTATCAAGCCAAGAGCCGAGCGATGAGCATTTCGATGCTATGTTCGCAGAGCTTGAAATATTAGGTGAGATCATCAACGAAGATGAATGGGAACTTGTAGATGAAAGACCCGTTGACTACGATGCGGAGCAGGCTTTAAGCAAGTATGCATTCGCATCAACAGGCAGCGCATTCCCCAACGCCAAGAGCAGCCAAGATGGCGTAACGGCAGAAGGCAAGAGGTACAAGGTTCGTTATGGTTACGCACCGAACGATACGAAGACCAATAGCCGTGAGTTCTGCAAGAAGATGGTATCAGCAAGTAAGGTCTACCGCAAGGAGGATGTGCTTCGTATGGGTGAACAATCTGTGAATGCAGGGTTCGGCCCACAGGGAGCAGCAACCTATTCAATATGGCTTTACAAAGGCGGTGCAAGATGTCATCACTTCTGGATGCGTAAGACGTACTTGGCAAAGGGCGAAGGCGTAACTCCCGATGTGGGTAACCCCAACGCAGAGGTGAGCGTAAACAAGGCAAAGGCAGAGGGCGTGGTACTTGAGACCAATCCTACAAACGTAGCGAAACGCCCTGTTGATATGCCCAATGAAGGATTTATAAACCCACGATAAGAAATGGCAACGGCACTTTGGATTAAACGAGAGGACTTGGTTCGCAACACCGCTATTGGCGGTAATGTGGACACGGACAAATTTATCCAGTTCATTAAGATAGCACAGGAGATACACATCCAAAACTACACAGGCACGAAGCTTTACGATAAGATCAGCAACGACATCATCGCAGGAACCCTTGCCAACCCTTACTTGGCTTTGGTAAACGACTACCTTCAGCCGATGCTTATCCATTGGGCTATGGTGGAGTACTTGCCTTTCGCTGCGTACACTATCGGCAACGGTGGGGTGTTTAAGCACAACTCCGAGAACTCTACTACCGCAGAGAAGATTGAGGTTGACTATTTGGTTGGCAAGGCTCGTGATTTAGCGCAGTACTACACTGACAGGTTTATCACCTATATGAGCTACAATCAAGCGTCATTCCCTCAATATAATTCAAACAACAATGCAGATGTCTACCCCGACACCGATGCGAACTTCGCCTCGTGGGTTCTCTAAAAAGACCTACGAACCAAAGAAGGGCAATATCATCAAGTTAAAGAGTTACTTAAAAGAGAACGATGGCAAATAATATCAATTGGGGACAGGTGTACTGCTCATCATACTTTGGAGATGAGGATTACAACACACGCACCTTGACGGGTGATGGTGTGCCTGCTTGCTTTGATAATGCCTTCACTTATGCTGAAAAGTATTCCGTCCGTGTGGTGGCAGATGGTGGAACGGTAGAGGCATTTGCCTGCTTGGTGGATGCAATTGACAGACTAAACTACAACTAATTATGAGCTATTTTGATGACGCAAGTCTTGTAATGATTCCTTCGGGTTACAAGAACGCAAAAGTTTACTCGGTCAAGCCGACCGATGGTACGGGCGACCTAACCTTCAGCCGTGCCTCAAGCGCCACCCGTGTGCAAAGTGACGGCCTAATTGAAAAGGTGCGTGAAAACTTGATTTTGCAAAGCCAAGATTTTACTACTACTTGGGCAGCGACTTCAGCAACTGTAACGGCTAACACTACCGCCAATCCTTTAAATGGAGTAGTGAACGCTGACACAATTACGCTTACTGGAGCAACGACTCAAAAGTATGTTGCTCAAGCATTTGTATTAAATGGCACCTACACGACAAGCGTATACTTAAAAGCTGGTACGCATCAGTTTGTACAGCTTATGTTGGGTACTGACCCTACGCCATTTGCTAATTTTGATTTAGTAAACGGAACTGCAAGTGCAACTAGCAGCACCGCAACTATTGTTGCCGCAGGCGGTGGTTGGTATAGATGTTCAATGTCGTTTACATCAGTGCTTGGCACAACAGTATTTATTACTGCCGCAGATTCTTTGGCAACCCCTCGCTTTCAGCCAACCGCTTCAACGGGTACATATATTGCGTTCGGTTACCAGCTCGAAACGGGTGACATAGCAACAGACTACATTGCCACCACCACCGCAGCGGTATCAGTTGGCCCCGTTAGCGGTTTACCCCGTTTGGATTATT